AGTGGCTACAAGATGGTGTTTGGTCTTGGTGAATTTAAAACAGAAGATAAAACGATAGAATACATTCAATGTAAAAATGAAAGAGAACTACTTGAACGATTTCTTGAGTTTTGGATAGAACTGAAACCAGATGTAGTTACAGGTTGGAATACATCTTTATTTGATATACCATATTTGTATAGACGTATTGCATATCTCTTTAGTGAACCAAAGGCAAGACAGTTATCACCTTGGGGTTATGTGCAAGAAAAAAGTGTTATGCAATATGGTAAAAAGAACTTCGCATATAATCTTCTTGGTATATCTTCTCTTGACTATCTCGATTTATATAAAAAGTTTACTTATACCAGTCAAGAAAAATATACACTTGGTCATATCTCTTATGTCGAAGGTGTTGGTGAAAAGATAAACTATTCCGAGTATGACAATCTGCATACTTTGTATAAAGAAAACTTTCAAAAGTTTATAGAATATAATATCAAAGATGTAGAACTTGTAATGCAACTTGAAGAAAAGATGGGTTTGATTGACCTTGCATTGACTCTAGCCTATGATGCGAAAGTAAACTATCAAGATGTATTTTCTCAAGTTCGTATGTGGGATACTTTAATCTATAATCATTTGTGTAAAAAACATTTAGTGATGCCACCAAAAGAGAATAACAAAAAGTTTGATGCGTATGCAGGTGCGTATGTAAAAGAACCTGTTACTGGTTTTCATGATTGGGTTGTATCGTTTGATTTGAATAGTCTGTATCCACATTTGATTATGCAGTATAATATTTCACCAGAGACTTTGATTAATGAAAACAGACCAGACATTGATGGTAAAATAGATGTAGATAATCTTTTAGAACAGAAGATAAATCTAGATCCGCTCAAAGAAATAGACATGACAATCACACCGAATGATCAATTCTTTACAACAAAGAAACAAGGTTTCTTACCAGAGATGATGGAAAGAATGTATAATGATCGTGTTCGTTATAAAACAGAAGTGATTGAAGCAGAAAAAGACTTAGAACGAAAACGAAAAGAAAAACCTCTTGCAAATCACAGAGAGATTATCAATCGTATCAGTAGATATAAAAATCTACAAATGGCAAAGAAGATTCAGTTGAACTCTGCATATGGTGCGTTAGGTAATCAGTGGTTTAGATTTTACGATATTCGTCAGGCAGAGGCTGTTACTCTTTCTGGTCAACTTGCTATTCGTTGGATTGAAAAAGAACTCAATGCTAAGTTCAATTTGATTCATAAAACAAAAGATGAAAGTTATGTGATTGCGTCTGATACAGATAGTGTGTATATTCGTCTTGGTGAACTTGTAAAGATAATAGGTATAGAAAACGAACCAAAAGAAAAGATTATTAATTGTCTTGATGAGATTTGTTCTAAGACTGTAGAAGATTGGATTAAATCTAGTTATAGACAACTTGCAAACTACACAAATGCATATGCACAGAAAATGGATATGGCAAGAGAAGTGATTGCAGATAAAGGTATTTGGACTGCAAAGAAAAGATATATTTTAAATGTGCATGATTCAGAAGGTGTTCGATATACAGAACCGAAACTAAAGATAATGGGTATCGAGGCTGTAAAGAGTAGCACACCATCTGCGTGTAGAGACAAGATTAAAGAAGCGTTAAGAATCATTATGACAGAGAATCAAGATACTTTAATACAGTTTGTCAATGATTTTAAAGAACAGTTTAAAACTTTACCACCTGAAGAAATATCGTTTCCACGTTCTATCAATGGTCTAAGTAAATACACATCTTCATTTGAATTGATAAAAAAAGGCACACCGATTCATGTTCGTGGTGCAATATTGTATAACAAACTATTAAAAGATAATAATCTATTAAATCGTTACCCAAGTATTCAAGAAGGTGAAAAGATAAAGTTTATGTATATGAAAGAACCGAATCCTTTGCGAAATAATATTGTTTCCTTTGCATCTTCGTTTCCAAAAGAATTTGAACTAAATAACTTTATAGATTATGACTTACAGTTTGAAAAATCATTTCTTGAGCCACTCAAAATAATATCAGAAAAAATAAGTTGGAAGTTAGAAGAAACTGCATCATTAGAGGAGTTCTTTGGGTGAAATATACACCATATCATATGAAAGATGTGCATGATGCATCTTCACAAAATAAATTTAAAGTGATATCTACATTTGCTGGTGGCGGTGGTTCATCAACAGGTTATCGCCTTTCTGGTGGTAAAATACTTTGCATCAACGAGTTTGTAGAAGAAGCAAGAACTACATATGCAGAAAACTATCCAGATACACCAATCATGCCTGATGATATTAAAGAACTTACAGGTGAAGATATTTTAAAAGTAGCAAACATAAGTCAAGGTGAACTTGACATTTTAGATGGTTCGCCTCCATGTTCTGCGTTTTCTGTTGCAGGTTCTTTATCTCATAATATACATGAAGAAGAACGTGTTGATTTATTTGGTGATGTAACTGTACAAAAAGTAAGTGGTAAACATTCTGATGGTTGGGGTAAAGTAAAGAATTATTCTGATGATAAGAAAGTAGAAAATATTGAAGATTTGTTTTTTGAATTTTTACGAATCGCAAAAGATATTCAACCAAAAGTAATCGTAGGTGAAAACGTAAAAGGTCTTACTATTGGAGAAGCAAAACAATACTATCATAAAATTACAAATGGCTTTGAAGATATAGAATATGATGTTTCATCAAAAGTTTTAAATGCAAAAAACTTTGGTGTTCCACAAACAAGAACAAGAGTATTCTTTATAGGTATTCGTAAAGACATTACAAGTAAAACAGGCTTATCATTTATGAATATTGCAAGTGTGTTTCCAAACGAAAACAAAGATATTGTAACTTTAGAAGAAGGTCTAGAAGGTTTAGAGATTGATCAAGAAGAAACAAAAATGTTAAGAGAGAGATGGCAAAAAACAGCATACTATAAAGCAACAACAAGTTTGATGCCAGACGATCCAGAAAAAGTTCTTAGTGGTGATAATTATGGTAAAAAGGGTAAACACTTTAATGTAAAACGTGCATCAAGATTTGCACCAGCATCAACCACAACAGCTATGGGTTCTGGTGCTACCAATGCAGGTATGATACATTGGAATGAACAAAGAAAAATGACAATCAAAGAATTAAAACGTATTACATCACTACCTGATGATTTTAAACTCACAGGCACATTCAATCAACAAGCAGAAAGATGTGGTAGAATGGTACCATGCCTGATGATGAAAGCTATTGGAGATTCAATTTACAATGAAGTATTATCGAAGTTATAGAAGTGTACTTGACAATACAAATGAAAGTATGATAAGATTAAAGTATCATCTAATTTAGGAGAAAGATTATGGTAGGTAAATTTACATTTGCAACTAGAGAGGAGGGTTTTGATCAACATATAGAACAATCTATTCGTGGTTATAGTAACTTATGGAATGATGTATTACAACTATCGAGATATTTTGTAGAAGATCATACAAATGTAGTTGATATTGGCTGTTCTACAGGCAAACTTTTAACAAGTATGATTGATCAAAATGATTCATTTGCACCCCGTGCAAGTTATAATGGTGTTGAAGTAGAAGAAGATTTTTATGAAGGTTATGAAGAAGATGAAAGTCGTATTGTGTATCACAAACAAGATGTACGAGACTATCATTTTAAAAACAATTCATTGATTACATCTATCTTTACATTACAATTTATGCCACCAAAAGATAGAAAAACTGTAATGAAAAGAATTTATAATGGTTTGAACACTGGTGGTGGTTTTGTATTTGCAGAAAAAGTTTTTAGTGATGATGCAAAAATACAAGATATGATTACATTTATGTATTATGATTATAAAAGAAAAAGCTTTACGTCTGATGATATTCTAAATAAAGAAATAGAGTTAAGACATATGATGAAACCAGATACTACTGATATGTTACAAACAAGATGTTTTGAAGTTGGTTTCGATTGTGTACAACAATTCTGGCAGAATCATAATTTCGTAGGTTTTATTGCAATAAAAAAATAGGGGAATAGAGTGTTATACAAATATCGTGCAAAAGTGTTAAGAATCATAGACGGTGATACCATGGACGTTGATCTTGATTTAGGTTTTGATGTAGTCCTCGCAAAACAAAGAGTTCGTTTATATGGTATTGATACACCAGAATCAAGAACAAGAGATAAAGTAGAAAAGAAGTTTGGATTGATATCTAAAGATTATGTCAAGAAAAGATGCCCTGTTGGTTCTAAAGTAGTCATTGGAACACACGTTGGTGATGAACGAGGTAAGTTTGGTCGTATTCTTGGTGAAGTATTTGTTATCGATAAAGAAACAAATGTAATTGAAGAAACAAGTATAAATCGTAAAATGATTAATGAATCATACGCAGTAGAATATCATGGCCAAGCAAAAGAAGATATTGAAGAACAACATTTAGAAAATCGTGGTATTCTTGAACGTAGAGGTTTAGTTTAACATATAGGAGATAGTATGTCGGTTTTTGAAAAACTATTAAAATCAGCGGAGAATGAATATGCGACAAAAGTCATTGACGGGATTCCTGCTGGAGATGTTGATACATATATTGATACTGGTTCTTATGCCTTTAATGCTTTGTTGTCAGGTTCTATACATGGTGGTATCCCAAACAACAAAATTACTGCGATTGCTGGAGAAGAAGCTACTGGCAAAACTTTCTTCACTCTTGGGATTGTAAAATCGTTTCTTGATGAGAACAAAGACGCAGGAGTATTTTATTTTGAAAGTGAAGGTGCATTGACCAAAGATTTATTAGAACAAAGAAATGTAGATACAAATCGAGTATGGATATTGCCAGTAACAACGATACAAGAGTTTCGACAACAAGCACTTCGTATGTTGAATGAATATAATGAAGATAGTGAGAAACCACCATGTATGATGGTGTTAGATAGTCTTGGCAATCTTTCTACCACAAAAGAAATAGAAGATATGACTGAAGGTAAAGAAACAAGAGATATGACAAGAACACAATTGATTCGTGGTACATTTCGTGCATTGTCTCTAAAACTATCTAAGGCAAAGATACCTTTTATTCTTACAAATCATACTTATCAAGTGATTGGTTCTTATATACCAACAAGAGATATGAGTGGCGGTGGTGGTGTGAAATATGCAGCCTCTCAGATTGTGATGTTGTCTAAAAAGAAAGATAGAGATGGTAAAGAAGTGATTGGTAATATTATTCATTGTGATTTAACAAAGAGTAGATTGACAAGAGAAAATCAAAGAGTAGATGTTCGATTACATTATGATACAGGTTTAAATCGTTATTATGGTCTTGTGCCAATCGCAGAAAAATATGGAATATTTAAAAAAGTTTCCACACGTTTTGAACTACCAGATGGTTCTAAAGTGTTTGAGAAAACATTAAACAATGACCCAGAAAAATATTTTACAGATGAGATAATGGAAAAGATTGACGAAGTCTGTAAAAAAGAATTTTTATACGGAGAATAATATGTCTTTAGGTTTACAATATTTATTATTATGGGGGTTCTTATGGCTAATCCTGTTGCTGAGTTTTATGTACTATTGGAAAAACGTGGCGAAGAAGCACAAACTTTAGTTAGAATTGTTCAAGGAAAGTACAAAAATATTATATATAAGTATGGTACTGTTCGTTTTGGTGATCAAGAAAACGACAATGGTATGTTGTCTTGTAAGTTCGATTACGAGATTTTAGAAAATCCAAACAATGTAGAAAAAAAACAAGATTTTGATTTACTGTTAGGTGATATCATGGTTGATATACTTGATAAACAAATAACTACAGGTTTTCATATGGGTGGTGTTTCTCTTAGTGGTACTTCATTTCAAGAAAAAGGTTCTACCTATTATCAAACTTCTGGTGATGATATTGTTGATAATGGTATTGAAAAGATGGCTGAAAATATGATGTATAACATAGATGATTATAGAAAGAAAAAGGAAGATTAATGGAAAGAATAGAAAAAACTATTCTCAAAAACTTACTACACAATGAAGAATTTACTAGACGAGTATTCCCTTTTCTAGAACCAAAATATTTTCTAAACAGTATTGATAGAATAGTCTTTCAACAGATATATGAGTTTATTGATTTATATAAGAATAGACCCACAAAAGAAGCATTGATTATTGATTTAAGTAATCACAAGAAGATTACAGAGACCGAGTTTCAATCTGCTACTGATTTGATAAACGAGTTGAAAGAAGAAGAAAAACCAAATGATGAATGGTTAGTTGCAGAGACAGAAAAGTTCTGTCAAGAGAAAGCAATCTATGATGCTGTAATGAACTCGATTCAAATCATTGATGGTAAAGACAAGAGACTTACAAAAGATTCTATACCAGAAATATTATCAGACGCACTTGGTGTTTCTTTTGATACTCATGTCGGTCATGATTATATAGAAAATGTAGATGAACGATTTGATTTCTATCACAGAGTAGAAGATAAGATTCCATTCGACTTAGATTTTTTCAATAAGATTACAAAAGGTGGCTTGCCGAAAAAAACTTTAAATATTGCTCTTGCAGGAACAGGTGTGGGTAAATCTTTGTTTATGTGTCATGTGGCTGCAAACTGTTTAATGCAAGGCAAAAACGTCCTGTATGTGACTATGGAAATGGCAGAAGAAAGAATCGCAGAACGTATAGATGCGAATTTGTTAAATCTCCCGATTGACGATATTCATTCTCTGCCGAAAGATTTGTATGAACGAAAGATTGATCTTTTGAAAATGCAAACAACAGGAAAACTCACTATAAAAGAGTATCCTACTGCCACGGCACATACGGGACACCTAAGAACATTACTTAATGAGTTGAAGTTGAAAAGAAACTTTGCTCCAGAGATTGTATTCGTAGATTATCTAAATATATGTGCAAGTAGTCGTTTCAAATATAGTGCAAATGTAAATTCATATACATATGTTAAAGCGATTGCAGAAGAACTAAGAGGCCTTGCAGTTGAAATGAATATTCCGATTGTAAGTGCTACGCAAACAACAAGAAGTGGTTTTAATAGTAGTGACCCGGGTTTAGAAGATACATCAGAAAGTTTTGGTTTACCTGCTACAGCTGACTTCATGTTTGCATTAGTTACAAGTGAAGAATTAGATAATCTTGACCAAGTAATGATCAAACAGTTAAAAAATCGTTATAATGATTTAACAGTAAATAAACGATTTGTTATTGGTATTGATAGGTCAAAGATGAAGTTGTATGATCTATCTCAATCTGCACAAGAGAATATTACAGATAGTGGTCAGATTGAAGAAGATATACCGAAATTTGATAAAAGTAAATTCGGACAAAGAATGTT